ACTATGATACAGATGCCCAATAAAAAAGACAATAAATTGTAATTATTTTTTCAATTTGTTGTGGATTGTTGTCTACTTTGGTATATTTGCAATGAGGATCTATGCATAAATATACTTATATAATGAAAAGAACAGAACCTACTTCTAGTACAAAGGAGAAGGTTTCATTTGTTGCGTCTTCTGCTACTCCTGATCGTTATGGTGATATCATCGATGTACAGGCGTGGGTATTAGATAACTATAAACGCAATAATATTATTTTACTCAATCATGATTCAAACCAACTACCGATAGCGAGGGGTAATGTTTACGTCCGAAATGATCAACTTATTGTTGACGTGGAATTCGATAAAGAAGATGAAAGAGCAAAAGAAGTTGAAAGAAAAGTCAAAGCAGGATTCATGAATGCTGTTTCCGTTGGTTTTCGTCCTCTTGAAAGTAAATCAAGATCAGAACTTCCTACAGATCATAAATATTATGGCCAAAGAGGCATGTATTATAGCAAGGCAGAATTATTAGAAGTATCAATAGTAACCATCCCAGCAAACGGAGAAGCTACAATGTTAGAACAGAAATTTTACAACGCAATGAAAGAAGAGATTCTTCGAGAGGTCAAATCAGCAATACAGGATAATCTTATTGTCAATAAGCATATCTTAAATGTAAAAGAAGAAGATGATCGCTATATCGTTGAGTTTGCAAAGCCTGAGATGGAAATCGAAGAGGATGCAATGAAAGAGGAAGAAGAAGAACGGGCGATGGATAAGGAAGAAGATAAAGAGATGGATAAGGAAGAAGAAGAAAAGGAAATGGATGAAGAGGAAGAAGATAAATATCATCATGATGAGGATTCAGAAGATAAAGAGATGGATTCAGACGATGATACAGAAGAGAAAAGTTTTAATGATTTAATCGAGGCATTTGCCTATATACTCACGTCAAAATAGGAGAAACCTATGAACACCAAAATCGAAGAGGCGAAACGTCTAATTGCTGGCATTGTCTCACACCAAAAAAACACGGACGATCGTTTGCGAAACTTTGAGGATCAAGTAAAAGACTTGAAACATGCTCAAAAGTTACTTGCAGAAGGTCAAACAAAAACCTATGAGCCCGAGGTTCATAATAACGACTTCGCTTTGAAGCAATACACAAAAGAAGACGGTTCTGTTCAATGGAATACAGCAACAGTCTCAAAGAATATTACTGGTCAAGGTCGAGTGAATATTCAAGAAAAAGGTCTTTTAGATGCTGATGTTTATGCTAATCAATGGCACGCTGATCTATGTGAAATGGTACAACAAAGATCACTTGCTCGTATGATGATGCGTGATCCACATACTCCAAAAGCAGATATGAAGTTATATAACCATCTTCATAAGGCTCCTTCTTTCATGAAAGATTCTGTCAACAAGGCTTTCACCGATAATGCGGGAGTAGGTGCTGAATGGATTCCGGATCAATTTTCGACAGACTTATATCAAGTGTTCCAAGTGCCACGTGGTCTACGTGCTTTGTTGCCTTCTGTACAGATGGAACGCGAAACACTTCTCATTCCAAAATTGAACAGAGGCGGCCGTCCTTATATCAAAGGACAAATTACTGATGATCTTGCAAAGTATCAAGCAAGCACCATCGAAACAGCACAAAAGACAGTTAGAGCGAAAGGTCTTGCTACATTGATGAACATTGACGATGCAGCGGGCGAGGATTCAGCATTTGCTATCATTCCTGCTCTATCCCGTCAAATCGCACAAGATCTAGAAGATGCTTTTGAAGATTGCATGATCAATGGTGATTCTGCCGCTTCTCATCAAGATGATATTGCTAACTGGAATATTAGAGAACGATGGGGTGATAGTGGGCTTGGATCCTCTGCTGATCATCGTCGTTTGTTCCTTGGTATGCGTGCCGCGGCTGCTGATAAATCTTCGACTGTTGATATTGGTGGAACTGCCATGTCATTTGCAGAATTCATGTCGGTTGTTTCTCAACTTGGTGAATTAGCCGTTGGTAACAAGGTTTGTGTTGTATCTCCAGAGGCACTTGTAGCGAACTTCCTACAACTCGAACAGGTTGTAACACTTGAGAAGTTTGGGGCACAAGCTACGGTTCTCACGGGACAGTTGGCTAGTTTGGCTGGCATTCCTATCGTTATGTCTCGTTTCATGGGTGCTGATTTGAATGCTTCCGGTGTTTATGATGATTCAACTAAAAATAAAACTGGATTCTTGGTATTTAATACAGATTCATGGTATCAATACTTACGACGTCAAATAACCGTTGAGAGCGACAAGGATATTGCTAGTGGTGCCATACAGATCGTGTCAACTATGAGAGCGGTTATGGATTCACCTGATGCTTCAACTATTAAGAATGTAGCCTATGGCTTCAACTTACCCATATAATAAGGAGTTTTAAATGTTTACTTTATCTTACAAAATTGAAGGTATCACAGGCACAGATGCAACAAGAGCGGTTGTTGCTCCTGTTGATTGTCGAGTGGAAGCCGCCTTTGTGGTTCCATCTACAAATGTTGCCGCAAGTGAGTCCAACATACTAGCATGTGAAGTTTATGCTGATGATGATACAAACGTATTGTTTAGTGCAGATTCTGAAGAAGATGGTTTCAGTGCAAACGAACCGGAAGCTCTTGCTTTGCAAGATGGTGTTTCAAAGAGATTTGAGGCTGGACAGGCTATCGAGTTAAAATGTGATGTCACAGGTACAATATCATCTAATGATATTCTATTTGTTCTTAAATGCGTTCCTGCGCGCGATATCTAGGATTTAAATGAATGAGTTTGGTATCTGTATCAATATTAAAAGAGTATCTACCAGAGATACAAGGATCTAGTATTGATGCAGATCTAACCTCACTTATTACCCGAGTAGAGGGTTTTATTGCTCGTTACTTGGGTTTTCCTTTGGCAGATTCTGCGACCTCTTACACCTTAGATTCGTCTACATACACATTATTTGCTGATAAACCTATGTACGGGCTGGAATATGTACTCCAATCACCACTCAAACCAATCATCTCGATCACGTCGATTCATTCTGACACTAATAGGGTATATGGTGCTGATACTCTGATTGATTCATCTCAATATGAGATAGATAAAGAACTAGGAAGAATCATCCTCAAAGATGTCTCTCCCGATTCTTTTGATATTGGATTTAGAGCGATCAAAATTGTCGGTTCTTTTGGTTTTAGTACATCAAATCCACCTTCAGACCTTGTACATGCTATTTGTGTATATTGTGCCCATTTACAACGAGCAAAGAGCACTCAAGGAAACGTATCTATCACTCAAAGAAATAGTACCGTGACACTGTCACCAAGAACAATGCCTTTGGAAGTCAAAGAAATATTGAGAGGTTATAGAAATGTCTCAACTATCTTTTGATGATTTCCTGAAGCGAGTAAGAGAAGCAGATAATAGACTTCTTCAGGAGTTAGAACGGGTGCTTATACAATCCGCTCTAAGAATGGAAAGAGATGCAAAGATCAATGCTACCTCTTACCCAAAAGTTCAAACAGGAAGATTACGATCTTCTATCACGGGTCTTGTAGATGCTCCCCTAGGTTCCCCAAGGGTAGTTCTAAAAGCAGGCGGATCCACTTCGGGATCAGATGTGGATTATGCTGAATTTGTTGAATTTGGTACTCGTTATATCAAGCCTCGTTTGTTTCTGGGTAGGGCTGTCAATGCAGAATCTCAACGCCTTCCTGATAGGTTATCTTCTCTTCTTAATGTTGCTTTGGGAGCGGATTGATGGCTGATATCATTCATGTGCAAGTATTGTCTAGATTAAAGACCTTAGTAGCGGCTGATTTTTCGAGTGGTTTTTCAGGCCTTGATCTATCGGGTCGTGTTGTTATTGGTGCTGTTCTCAATGCTCCTCAAGTTCCATCCGCTAGCCTCGTATTTATTGATACTATAGAACAGCAAGGAAGAACATTAGGAAGATATATAGGAGAATCTGTTTATCAAATTGTATGTTATGCAGGTGGATCAAATCTAGAAACGAGAATCAAGAATGCCATGAATCTTGCAGGTGATATACAAAAAGCGATAACTTCAGATCGAACATTAGGATTATCCGGCCTCACTCAAGATGTAATTGTAAATTTTACTGCTCTAGATGGTGAGGAATATGGTATATCTAACACTGGGATCTCTTTGCTAGAAGTAAGGGTTTCTCATCAATCTCAATTCGGTGTTTAGATGAGTTGGTTCAATAAAGATTTCAAAAGAAGATTACCCTTGGTTATAGATACCTCTACAACCTCAAAGGGGCCTCCAATAGAATTCAGTTTTGGGGTACCCGAGGACTATGATGATTTTTGGGATAATGTGAGAACAGATGGATTTGATGTTGTGCTCACTGATAAAAATGGGGAGGCCTTCACATTTAACAGATTCACATGGAATACAACAACAAGAGAAAGTCTCTTTAGAGTGGCAGGTTTCAACGTGTCAGAAGGTAACGTAATGCATGTTATTTTCATCTACTGGGATAATCCCGATCAAAGTGTCGATCTATCTAGTACCGTTACAACAACATCACCTAAAACAACATTTGCTTATTTGGGGGCTCCTTTTGGAAATGTTGTCAACTTTCAAACCCGGTCGGGTTTGTCTAGTGTACCAACAACGATATTTCAAAAAGATCCTGATGAAAAGATTGATATATGGTTTCCCGTTTCGCAGTTACTTGCACCAAGATCACTTCCATACAATGAGCGGCTAGACTTAAAAGGGATTGATTATATAAATGTAAATGTTTTAGATTCATCAGATGCAAATCAGACGGCCATGTATGCTTTGAGTGAGACTAGAATAATTGCGGGCTGGGTTCGTGCAAGAGTGCAAGCAGGAACAGCGGATACGGATTATGTCGTTAGATTGAAAGTTTTTACTACGGATAATGAAGTTTTTATATTATCCTGTTTATTACAAGTCAGAAAATTATTACCATCTTAGGAGGTTTATTATGTCATTACAATTTGGACGTGGTGCATTTATTAAATTAGGAGAAGAATCTACTTACGGAACAGTTGCTTCTTCAACACCCGTAAACAATAGAATTATCTCTGCATCTTTTCAGAAAACACAAGAGAAGGAAAGAAAAACACACCTATCTCAATCAGGTGCGGGAGGTTTCCAAAATGGTCACTTTGAGGCCTTTTTAAATGTTGGGGGTTCCATTGATTTACCTTTGCTTTATGAAGGCACAGGAATGCTTTTAAAGGCTGCTATCGGTGCTGTATCAACTACGGATTTGGGGGCTACAGAAGATCCTAGATATAGACATGATTATGAACCTGCCACTGATGGCGAACTACCTTCTTTGTCTATTGGATTGCAACGTGGAACTGGTAGTTATGAAGTTTTCAAAGGTTGTAAGGTTACAACAATGAGCATCTCAGGAACAGCAGGCGAAGAAGTAACAGCTTCTTTTGAAGTTATTGCACAAGATGCTAATTCTAGAGGAACTGCCACAACATCATCTTTTGGTAGTGGTAGACAAATCTTTCATTTCGAAAGTGGTGATTTGAGTTATAATTCTGAAGATTACAAGATGAAATCTTTTGAATTGTCACTTGATAACAAACTAGAGAGAAGGAATGTTTTAGGTGATAAAAAGACACTAGAACCTATTACTAATGACGTAAAGGATATCACTCTTTCAGTTACTCTAGAGATGGAAGATAACGCCTTGTATACAGCATATCTAGCAGGTACACAATCGGACGTGGAGTTCACGTTTACAAATTCAGACGATGATACTTGTAATGTGTTGATTCGTAATTGCTACATAACAGATTATGACGATTCCATTAATACATTTGGAGCCATTGAAAGAACTATGACCTTTGTCGGAGAGGGTGATTCATCTGATGAGGCCATAAGAATCCGAGTCACAAATAATCAATCTTCTGGCGTTGCAAATTAATGAGTAAAATAACAAAAGGAATCTTGTGGATATTCTTTTGTTTTGTGATAGGTTTTTTTCTGTCGGCAGTTTTATAAAGGAGCAACATGGGAAAAAAACAAATATATCATCCGTTTTTTTCAAAGTACATCAAAAGAGGAGAGCAAGAAATTATATTAAAAAAAGCAGGAATCCATGTAAGTCAACTGCATAAATGGAGAAAAGAATTCAATACTCCTAATTGTAAAAGTATTAAATGGTTTATTATGGCTCTTGCAGAATATAAAGGTCTAGACTTTGATAAATTATTATTAGAATATTTTGAAACAATATAAGGACAGAAAAAAATGCAAATACTAAAGGAGATCGCTGAGGCATCTACGTTTCAAGTAGAATGTTTTGGTGGTAAATTGCTTATTGAAGGAAGAATCTTGACGGCTCCAGAAATAGAACAGATCGGTCTTGGTTCTTCCCTTTTGGCTCAAGAGGTCTTGATGAATAACAAACAGCAAGGTCTTAGTAACATTGATCAGATAAGAGAAAAAGCAGATAAAGAAGGAATGGAGGGTCTAGACGAGACAGAACTTCTTAGACTTCTCGACTTTGCGAAATCTATTAGACCTGAAACGATGGCTAGAATATCAGAAGATCAAGATAAGATTCTTTGTAAGGTTATCAAACGTGCTTCTCAAGATGGTAGAACTTGGGAGAATATAACTTTGTGTCATGCTATGGAACAAATGAATCCTGATAATAACGTATTATGGGTAGGTGTATTCACTTCAGAAGATCGTAACAACATTATAAATAAGGCTATGCAGGGTCAGCAGGAGGCAGTAGAACGGTTGCAACGATTTCAAGGATGATCCAAACTATGTATTTCTTATTGATCTTGTTGCTCGTACTTATGGACAACTTCCTTCAGAGGTTCTTAAGTTGGATTTTGATGATCTGTATATATGTGTACATTGTATTATACAAAGGTCGAAGAGGTTTAATAAGATTCTAAGGAAGCAGACCAGAGGAAAAAATAGTATGCTCTTTCCAATTATTAATCTCTCAGATCTAACCGATATGATATAATAGGTTTCAAAGAGGTTATTATGGCTCAAAATCTTGTAGAATATGTAATGGATATAAAGACCAAAGCAGCAGAGCAAGGTCTTGATGATGTTGTTGATGCCTTGGAAGAAGTGCAGAAAAAACTTAAACAAACCAAAAAAGAGACTAACAAAACAGAAGATGCTTTTGAAGATTTTAAGGAAGCCGGAACTAAAATAGGAAAGGTTACGGCAGTTTTAAAAAAAGTGGGTATTGCTATAACTGCTGCTGCTGCTGCTGCTTTTGCTGCATCAAAAAGAGTGACAGACCTAGTCAACGAGTTGAATGATTTGTCTGTTAGAAGCGGTGTGTCTGCGAAAACAATACAAGGATTGAGACAAGCCCTTTTATCCAGTGGACAATCTGCTGAAGGTCTTACAGAAATACTAGGTGCTATCTCTGGACAGTTTGCACAACTGGGGACAGAAGGATCAGCAGTCGAGAAGAAGTTCCAATCCTTCGGTGTTGCTGTAAGAGATACAAATGGAGATCTTAGATCAAACAATGATATTCTTCTAGACTCTATCAAACTATTACAAGGTATCTCGGATTCTTCAGAACGATCAAGGGCTTCGGTAGCGTTGTTTGGAGAGGCGGGTGCAAAGTTGAATCAAGCACTTGCAGCGGGTGACTTTGAAAAGTTCCTATCATTTACTGAGAAATTTGGAATAGACGCGGGGCCAGAAGCATCTAGAGTAGCTGCACATTTTCAAGTAGTGTTATCTGGACTAGGTACGGTTTTAAATGGAACACTTCAAAAGTTTGTAACTGCCACAGATGGACAAAATAGATTCATACAAGGCATGATCAAATTAGGAGGTATAGTAGCATTCACAGGATCACTTATTGAATCTTTTGGTGATGAAATTGGTTTTGTTACTGATAAACTTTTAGATCTTCTCAAGTTTGGAATCAAGCAAACAATACTTATTCTAACTGGCCCTTTTGCTCTTGCATTGGGATCAATCATCAACAATCTAGAACTGTTTGGAATACAAGTTGATTTTGTCAATAAAGCCATGTCTAGTCTTGCAAATTTTACAATTCAAACAGTAGATCCTACAAATACATTATCTAATGCAATAAACAAAGCCAGAGAGGACTTAAAAGAATACAATGAAGCGATGGAAGGAACCAATATCAATCTAGATGGATTTGCTACTGGTGCGGCACAAGCATCTTCTGAAATGGATAATCTAGGCAAAAGCACAGAGGAAACAACAGAGAAGATTAGAACTCTCACTGATATTGTTAATGATTTATTGGGTAGATTTATTAGGTTTGATGTTGCTAGAGTATTGCAAGATATCCAAACAGTAGGAATAGAAGCAGAATTTGCATTTTTTAGGCTACGTCAAACTATCGCACAACTAGAAGGAGCATTAGATCCAGTACTTACAGAGTTTGCAGATGGCACGGGTGAATTATTGATTCCTGATGAAAAGTTTTTTAAAAAGATTACAAGGCTGATGAAAATAGCACTCGGAAAGGTCGTTTTAAAAGTAGATGATTTATTCGCTACAGGATTCTTCAGAGATCTACGATCAAAATTTCAGAATGTTCTCCAAGGTGCTTCTAAAGGAGGCTTATTAGGTGCATTCAAAGCATTAGGGACAGGAGGAAAAGTAGTAGCAATTATAGCAGGATTATTTGCAGGAGCAATAAAGATCGCTGAATCGCTAGGACAAAGAGCAAGATCAGCAGAAGAAATTAGAGAAATGCAAAGAAAAAGAAGAGAAGAAGGAAAAGCCGTTTCGATGAGTGTCGCAGAGGTACAGCAAAGAGATATAGAAAAGAGCGTTGAAGAAGATATTAGAGCAAGAGCAAAGGCTATAGAGATGGGTTTGCAGGCTCTTCCTAGAATCCTCTTTCAAGTGTTACCTTTTTCAGATCCATCTTTACAAGAGAAGGAAGACAGGAGAGAAAACAAGCAAGAGACAGAAGACAGGAAGCAAGAGGAGAAGAGTTTAGAAGAAGGTTAGAACAATTGGTTGGTATTGCAGGATTTAGATCAGGAGGTCGTTATATCCCTTCTGCTAGAGGTGGTATCAAGTTCACAGGATCAGATGAAGGGCTTGCCATGTTACACAGAGGGGAGTTCGTTGTGCCAGAGACGGGGCAGATGCCGCAAGCAGTCCAAAGAACTATGGGCATGGGTCAAGGCGGTATGACTATTAATATTAATGCGGCCGTAGTAGAATCTAATGCTGTTGATGAGTTAGTAAGACAGATAGAGAGAAGATTTCAAACATTTGGATCTTCTACCTCTCCCCTATTTGGAGGTCGATGATATGGGTAATGCAAAGTTTTATTATTTTCCAGAACCAGATGCTAGGCGACTTGTTACGATTGATCTAGGAGAGAAACTAGGTGAGTTGTTTTCTGAATATCAATATGATGTATCGGCATCTATTTCCAGAGGAGGAAGAAGATATCTATCGCACGGGCTGCAAAGAGAGTTTGTAACGATTCAAAGGGATCGTATGTTATTAGGAGAAGATGTAGCTATACAACTTGA